GTCCGAGTGCTCCCCTCACTGTGGTTTCTTAACCACTTCCCTTTCGGGAACCATGGCTCCTGTATATTAGTATGCAGGAGTTGGAAGGAACCTGACGTGATGAATGTCAGGCCGCCGATCCAAAGGTAAGGAACGAAGTGATGCTAACTGGGATCTCTCTGCAGAGACCATCCAGTCCATCAACATGTTCCAACCATCGGGATTGGTACACTTCCGTGTACGTAGCGAAAATTCAGCGACCGTAAAAACGGAACACTGAAGATTCGCATCATGTTTAAAGTTTCGATTTTCGAAGCCTTTAAACATGAAACCCCGATAGACCACTCGCGAAGTAGTTGACACCTTTCTGAGCTTCTTGTGAAGCTTCGTGAGGTAATCAGCCACATCAAACCAGCTCTTGTCAAAGAATTGGTTTTGCGAACTAATCGTCGCAGCGAGGGACTTCGGATCGTTTCCGTCAAGGAGACTATACCGCAGGTAGACAGGAGTAACGTCTAAACCACGGAAATAGTCTCCACCGCAGGACTCTCTGAACTCACCAGTCCAGAAGCTTTTGCGGATGTTGACCTTGAGTCCGAAAGACTCAAGACCATCAACGACGGAAATTGCAGTCGCTGTAGGGACGATGATATCATCGCCATACAGTGATACGGAGGAGAGTGCATTCATCACACTCTTCTTCGTAACAGGTAGCGACCGCGCTCTGAGAACCGATTCGACGGCTATGACCGTGAAGGCCATAGTTTCGAAAGGGAAACAGAGTGCAGACCCCATCGGCGCAAACTTCTCGAGGAAAATAACTCTCCCAGAGAAGTCCGCCCTCGTTGTCCTGCATGCAAAGACAACGTCTCGCAAGAGACGGTGCCTTCGCAGCATGTTGGCAACAAGGGAGACATGAACCCGATCACTAGCCTCAGATAAATCGAGGGTTGCGATCGAACCATCGATTGAACCACGGAGAGCCAAACTTCTTTGGCGCTCCTGGTCGGTCCAATCGATCGAGGGTTGAAGGAATTTGTCCGCTTTTACTCGATTGAGTATAGCCAGATGAATTCCCTGCTGAACAAACTGGTTTGCAGTCTGATCAGCAGCAATGATCCTCGGTGTCTTCTGCGTCTTGGGCACCAAGATGACTCGCATAGCGAGTTCATTACTTGGTGAGAGAGGTTGCTGGGTAGTGATCGAGTCGACCAAATGGCGGTGGTTTGCAAAGCAAACCTCGTCATAAGGAAGAACTCGATCGAGTCGGCGGGTCCAAGATTCTTGGAGAACGGTGTACTTTCGTACACCATACGCCTTCTCAGCAACTGAGCCTGGACCGTTCTTACAAATGTAAGAACCAGTTCGGATGTCATTTTCGACACCCGAGTAGAGATCACCAAATAGGATCAAGTTAATCCTATCGTGATTCTCGGACCAGGCATTACGGATGGACTGTCGTCCATCACGTAACTCTCTTTCGGTCTCGAAGAAGGACTCGACAGCCTTTCTTGAACGAGAGTCTGAAGGCAAAGCCTTCATTTTCTTGAACAAGAGAAGAATCTGTCGAATGACAAGAACGGCCTCGTTGGCCGTCCGTCCTTCTTTGAGATAGCTACCTGCTGCCCCAAAGTTGAACACGAGCTGGAGGAACTCCCGCATGAAAACGGGACTTCCCTTCTTGACTCCAAAGAGTCGAGAACCGAGCCACTGCCCTGCACAAACGGCTTCGATGAAGTCGTCATGCATGGTAGGGAGGGAAATCGATAAAAACGATTTCCCCTCGTGGTCGTACCGAGCCTGAATTGTAGTCCAGGTTCGGCTGGGGTCTATCTGCAAGCGTTTTCCGCCCTCAAAGAGGACGGATTTTAGGAGATCTAGTTCGTGCCTTTTCATAATGACCCCTCCAAAGGGTGATTATGCACGGGCCATCACTAGACTCAGTTGCGGACAGGGCTTTCGCCCTGTCCACAGTCCCTGACACCGATTAAAGTGTCAGTGTTCCAGCTGCAGAATCTTGGTCAGCACCGCATTGGTGCTGGCTGAGAGCTGCGTGTTCACGCCGCTGAACATGGCGATCTTGTCAGCCGTCGAGTACCCGAAAAGCGGGAAATCGAAGACGACATAGACCGAACCAGTCAGCGACTTGTTCAGTGCTGTGATGGGATCCGCAGCGACGACATCCTTATCCACTCGGAAAAGGGTCTTCGTGCGGCCGTTCGTCCCAGTAACGTACTGGGAAGAAACGGTCTCCCGGACCAATCGATCCGCCGAGAAGTACTGGCTCTTGAACCCGTCGTCAGAGACGCGGGCGAGAGAGATAGCACTCCCGATGGTGATTGACTGAGGATCAGTGAGGGACATTTCGTTCTCCTAAAAGGGTAGAACAGAACGGGATCACCGCTCTGGGACTAGCTCTTAGCTGCCGCAAGGGCAGCTAAGATGGCACCTTGGCTCGCGGATAGCGAGCCGAAAGAGGTGCCAAAGCCAAACGGGGTGGCACGGATTCTTCTAATTGACTTTTGGTCAAAGAATCCGTTCGTCCTGAAGAAAACATCACCTGACGGCTTCCACGTGAGAGCATACTCAAAGTATGACTCACGAGTTACCGTTTCGGTGATGTATCCCCAGAGCAGTTGCACGCCTCTAGACTGTAATCCGCGAAAATTGTCGATAATATCGCCAATATTCACAAACCAGTCTAGAAGCCAGGAGAACGGTGTTGCGTCGTAAAGCGCTTTTGCGATGGATCCCGGATCTAGCCCGAAGGCTATTTCCGTAAGATCCGCGCGAAGCGCAGCGTTATGAAGGAGATCAGCCGCTGATCCACCCGAAGGTAGATACAGAGGTCTGAAATCGAATTCATAACCAGCAGAGAAAGTAATTTCACTGCTGACTCGGCAACCCGCTAGGCCATGGAGTGACATTTTAGATGATGGTGTTGTACCATCATTCCAGCCTGGATATTGGACATCCAAGCCCCCAGCAATTGAGCTGGGGACAGATGGACGCCAAGCCAGACCGGTGCAGCTAGAATAATCGTACGAAAGTGTACGATTATTATCTGCCTGCCATACTCCAGGGACCTTACGACGGCGCCTCACGATGGTGCCGCTGTCCTTGATCCATTGGTCAACTAATCCGTTGACAGTATCGATGAGCACACCAATCTTGGCAGCATCATCAGCCAGGGGGCGATACGCGAACACATAGTTCAAGTATTCGCCACCCAATGACCGAATGATGTCGCCACGCTTGCGTGGGTCAATGATACTACTTACGATCGACTTGCCCAAAAGTTCAGGCAATAGAGCGCCGTCAACAACGGCCTCTGCGATCGAAGACAATAGATCGACCTGACTCTGAATTGGATTGGTACTCTTAACAAAAGAGGTACCAAGCGTGACCAACTCAGCGTCCGACTTGACAAAACTCCAGTTGAGAGGCGAGACCGAATTGCTCCGGTCGAGCCAAACATTTCCATTCATGAGGTTACCACTAGAAGCGGTAGCTAATGTATGGACAGGGTTTGTCAATACGCCCCAATTTGGGCTGGCGGAAGGGTCTGGTCTCGTGCTAAAGGTATTCCCGGATAACCGGGTAACCTTTTTGCAGGAGAACTCATGACCCATATCGCCAGAAATTGAGGCGAAGAGCTCGTTCACATTCTGGTCGCCGAAAACGGCGCCAGGCATGCGAACACTACGCTCGTACGACGGTCCACTTCTAAAAGAAGTGATGGGATTTTGGAACAACAAGTCATTCACTGAATATTTCCACGTTGGATTAACCGCGGAGAGATTCACTGAGACGGGTGACAGCTTGTTAGCTCTCACAACGTCGGGCCTGCGCCCAAGATTCGTTGTAACGTATCCCGAGGACATTTTCACGTACTCCTTCCCGTTTAGCTGGTGGTTTCACTCCGGAAGAATTCTTCAGACCGGAGTGGGAGCGCCTACCCAACAAATGTTAGATAGACTGCTGGGGTGCCCTAAGG